GATGAATACTTGCCCTGACTTTTTATCCCTTTACAAGCGTAAAAAAGCAAATGGAGAGAGCGAAGATGTCTGTGTAGATACGATAGGTGTCTCTAAAAATTCTGTCATGTTGAAGCGTTTCCCCACTTCTGGTCCAGTAGATAATGAGGACGATGCCTACTTCTTCCCCCTCAACACATCCAAGTCCGATGAACCCTCTAGAAATAAGGAATGGTGTCAGCGTGCCATTCTCTATGGACTGACATGGGAGGGAATTACTAACGGAGAAAGCTGTATTCTACCTGATGGTAAAAAGGCATCGCCCTCTTCCGGTTCATCCGATTCCAATTGCCCAGTATAAGCGCGTTTAAAGTCTTTAAAAATGATCTCCGACCATAGTGGGATGAAACCCAAAGCATTCATAGTTTAGTGGCAGAATGACTCCCTTCCAAGGAGTTGATACGGGTTCGATTCCCGTTGGATGCATCCCATTGTTCTAATAAGAGATAATCGAATTATCTGTTAATTTAACAATTATAATCATTGTTATGATGAATGTGTAGAATGTAAAGGACATATAATGACTTGTGATAAAAAAGACTCTGATGGTGCGAACAAGTCAAGCAGAAAAGGAAACAGCATGTCTTCATCCTGAGATGGAAACGGCAATTTTGGAATGGTTAACAAAGCGAACACAGCCAGCCTTTTTATTGATTGGTCCACCTGGTGTTGGAAAAACAACAATGGTATATCGTGTGTGTAAACAGGCTAAATATTGGATTCAGGAATTTAATGCCAGTCATACTCGAACGGGTTCTAGTTTTCGTCAGACCATTATGCCCCTTTTGACCGAAACGGGTGTAAGTAAATGGATTCATCCAGATACACCAAATGGACGTGCTGTTTTACTGGATGAGATGGATGGTTTATCACAAGGAGAAAAAGGCGGTCTTCAAGAATTATTGGACTATTTGAAATCAAAACGGAACTTTTCATTGGATTGTCCATTAATATTGATTTGTAATGTATTGGAAGGGCGTATTATGCAACAACTATTAAAATATTGCTGTGTGCAATATGTGAATATGCCAAAAAAAGAAAAGTTGGCAGAGTTCTTTAAAAAAGATATTCCTGATACACTGTATGAATTAGGAGATATTCGTAAAGTATATCAGAATTTACAGTATCACGATCGTATATATGTAGAACAAAAGGGTAAAGAGGAATCAATGGATAAGAATTTACACATAGCGATTCGAGCAGCATGGTTTACATTATTTGAGAATTGGGGAATAAATGATGAATTGGATTTAGAGACGAAAGATGCAAATCTCGCTGGATTGCTATTTCATCAGAATCTTCCATTGTTTTTAGAGACAATGCCATTTGATTTATATGAGCGCATCTTGGATCACTTAAGATGGAGCGATCGTGCAGATTTTTGGGCATTTTTCCACCAATGTTGGAACTTGTTACCATTATCCTATCGTTTGAAGTTAAAATATCCAAATTTAGCACTACAGGATTATCCTAAACCATCCGTTATTCCTGAACCGGCTGATTTACAATATACAATGGTCCTTACAAAACAATCTGCGCTATTTAATGCATGGAAAGAGATGAACAGAGTTTCCAATGAATATCATATACCTTTTCGATGTGTAACACAGTGGGCAACGCACCAAGTAGGTAAATTACATGATACACTTGGTCTTAAACTTGGATCTCTGAATGCAACTGGACAATCTGAAGAGGTTGGGTTCTTCCCACTCGTTGTGCAGAATGTATCAAAAGCTGCTTCCGTTCGTAAGAAGGCTGGTCGTGGTAAAAAATAAGATGAGTTGTAAAAGGAAATGATAACCCACGAATCAGATCCATATTTGAAATAAATAGAATTTGTGTAGAACCCTGTTTGAAATTACGAATAGACTTCAGTAGTGAAAATAGATTGCTTTCTATTCTTTCTGCTTTTAATCCAATTCGATCAATTTCTTCAAATAATTGGTAATAAATATTATCAAATGCTGAATAAATAATAAAACGCCCTGATCTAGAATTACGAATAAAGTCCAAACAAATTTCTGATTTATTTTTATAAATAAGCTGTTGATCCTCTTTTAATAATGTAAAACAAGTCATCCTTGCTGGAACAACTTGATCTCGACATGTCGGGCATTTACCATTCATTAATATACTTTTTAATAGGCATTTACCACAATATAGATGATAACAACAATCTACCATAGTCGGATATTCCGCATTTTCTAAGCAAATAACACACTCGTTATCATCTACTTTCCTACGAATAAGTGGATGTTTTTGTGGTGGATGATGTAAAGAATACTCTTCAGGTGTTTGAAAAAATACTCCTAAAGACTGAAAAAGATGTGGGATTTTATTGGAGTGAATAACTGGTTCTAAATTTCTTGATAAATAATAACTCATAAGAGAATGAAGAGAGATATTTGGGCGACAATAGATTGTTTGTTGATGACATGGAGGAAGTTGTAAATTTTGACGAACAAATTCCTCTGAATTACGCAATACAATAATATATCGTGATGGATGATAAAATGTTAAATATTCCTTAAAAAATCCAGAAGAGATTAGCGAACCATCATAATGCGATGATTGTGTCTGAGATAACCACGATTCCAACTCTTGGTGTAATAGAGGCGTTAACGATACCTGATCCTTCAAATGATATAAAGATGCACGATGGAAAGATGCATTCTTAAATAAAAGCGGAATCCATTGATTTGTAATTAACCATAGGAACTGGAACTGTAAGGGGGGGTCGGAGGAGTTCATATAAATGGAAGAGGCTTCATCTACAAATATTTGATTCCATTGAATATTATTTTGTTGAGCATATTCGTGTACATATTTATAGCATTTATTTGTGGTAATAACAAATGAACTTTCTGCCATCTCTTTAGCAAGTTCAGTCCCTCTCAGAAGTCTACGAGTTTCAATAGAGACATGTTTCAATGTTGTATGTTTAATGATCTCCCCCTTCCATTCATTAAATAGATAATGTGGAACAATAATAAGATTTGTTGATGGTATATCTGATACAGTGTAGATATCATGTGAATAGAAATATCGTGAGGAATAAGGAGTTAACTCACAATTTAAACTTGGTAATATTCCCTGTTGATAAGAAGCTAAATACGATAAAATACTCAACGTTTTACCTCCTCCAATTGGATCAGCAATAATACCTAACTTTCCATGAATCGCTTGATTACGAATCAATACACCTCGCATCATTTTCTCGTGATATTCATGCATTCTTTGCACCATTGTTATCTGATGTGGAAACAACTTTGTCTTAATATTCTCTATTACCGGTTGCTCATAGTTACATGGAATCAATGTATTATGATATACTTGATTCAATATAACTAGTTTTTCATAATAAAATGGATCTGCCATATTCTTTACTATACACAGCGATTATATCTTTTAGATATGTTATTATACTTTTAATTAAGATAACTGAAGATAGAATTGACGGATCAAATTATTCTTTATGACATCTTTCAATTGTAGAGGCGAATCTCTCATTCGTAGATCCTTTCTTATTTGATCATTTGTATTTTCTTTCCTCATTTTAAATTTATCTACTGTATTATCACTGTGACATATAACAAGTATTGTTTTCAATGGATCCAATTGAATCATTGGATGCTTATACTCATCTAAGAATGAGGATTCTTCCGCTTTTGTTACAAATTCATTATAAGAATGTGTATCAGAATATAATTTTCTCCATGCCATTGTCCCATTTGTTGCATGATTTGGATGATATGGACCAGATATCATAATTTTCTTTGTATCATGATAATACAAATACATCTCAGAAGATCCTGCAAGATCCACATTTGGATTTTTCTTGAAAGCAGTTACCACCGTTTGAACACGTTCTGGAGGATAATAATCATCGTCATCCATTGCTATAATGATATTACCCCTTGCCTCACGATTAAGTATATTGCGTTTTGCACCAATTCGGAGTTTCTCGTATGAACGAATATATCGAATATTTGGAAGTTCGTCCACTACCGCTTTAAAAAGATCTTCTACACAATCCTTTCCATCATCTAATATAATCCATTCCATCTTTTGTTTTGAATAGGTTTGACCCTTATAAATCTCTATCAAGATTGGTATAAATTTTCGACGATTATATGTCGGTGTAACAACAGATACCTCAATTTCTGACATAAATATGAACCTGATCCCTATTCAGTCTATTTAGGCTCCCTTATTTTGCTGGTGCTGGTGCTGGTGCTGGCGCTGGTTCTGTTTGAGGTGCTGGTTCTGTTTGAGATGCTACTACTGGCTGAGATTCTGCTGCTAGTTGAGGCGCTGGTTCTGTTTGAGATGCTGGTTCTGTCTGAGGTGCTATAACTGGAGGAAGTGGTTGTTCTGGCTGAGATGGTGATTGTTCTACTAGTGCTGGCCCTTGTGATTGTGTTTCTTCAGGAACTTTAACCTCCTCAGCGGGAGGTTGTGATTGAGCTGGCCCTGGTGCATAGAGAATAGGATTACGAGGATTTATCATTCTTTGTGAATACGCTTCATTTATATCATAATTTTCAGGTGGTTGAGTGCTAGTCACAGGTGGTTGGCCACGAATAACAGGCGGTTGGCTGCTAATAACAGGTGGTAGAGTGCTAATCATAGGTGGTGCCATAGATGAATGCAAGTTCTCAAAATTACTCTTTATCTTATCTAATCGACTCTTGAATGGATCCGTTGTTTTAATTGTTTCTAAATAAGGAAATGCAGCATCCAATTGTTCTTGATACATTTCCATGCGTTTTTTTAACTCTGGTCCATCACGTTTAATATAATTCTCACCATATTTGAATGGTCGTGCTAATCCATTCAAAAAACGATTAGGATGTTCATGGGTAATCAATGGCAAAAAAGCAAACATTGTTGGCATAATTAATCTTTTTGGATTCTCTGACATCTCATTAATATAATAATCATATATCCTCTTACCTATATAAAACAATGCAACCATTGTTAAAATCCCTTTAGATAATAAGCATACTATTAATGTAATTAAAAAAAATGCTAAACGAACCTGTGGGGGATATATAATACAATCATTTGCTACGATCGATGCCAAAATGAGAGCAACTAATGGAAAAAAGACAATTGGACCATAACGTTTTATATTACGCCATACTTGTTTTGGGATATTCTTATAATTAAATTCATTCGGATTCTCACGTTCTGATTTCTCTATTTCATCATCTAAGGCCCATGACACCTCATCAAAGGATCCTGTTTCAATTATTGTTTTCATTAAAATTCCATTCAAACGATCCCTTTCTTTATCCACATTTACATTTGGACGTTTTCCATAACGATCAATATATTCTTGCACCTTTGGAAGTAACTCATTTGTAAAAGCCTCTTTATTTTCTTCAACAAATGTTTTGAGTTTAGAAAAATCATCATTTGCTGGAGCAGGAGGCTCAAATTTGTCTTCCTCTTTCTTATTCTCTTCTGCATACTTCTGAGCAGCAGGATCCTCTACTGCCTCATTCAACTTGTAAGTTACCTTATTTTTTAACTTATCAAAGAAAGAATTTGACATCCTATGTTTCTCCTATACTTTATTATGACAATACAACGCACACACTTACAATTATTATAGAGCATACTTTAATCCACCCATACCCGATGCGATTGATACCCAATTCAAACTCTCAACATATATAGTAATATTATAATGATATAATGACGTCGGAGGTAGAGGATATACATTCAAATCCACTTGAAAGTGTTTAATGCGACTACTATTCAAACTACCAGAGGGCTGTGTTGTAGGAGATGCCAATGAAAATGGATATACAATAATATCGGATACAGGATTACCCCGTAGATATTTCCAAGGAACAATATCGGTAAAATAATCAATCGGTTTTTCCTCTTGTAATGGATTTCCATCACCCAAAATAGTTAATCCACGAAGAATATTACGCTGAGAATTTAATACTAAACGACCGGATGAAGATGATAAATTAGTATAAGGTGTCCACCCACCTTGTGTTGCTAAATAGGGTGGTTTTAATGGATTTACCCAATTCGTCAAATTCATCAGCTCATTTCTTTCCACCATTGAATCGGATCGTCTCGGTAAAATCAATAAACGCTCAATCGGATTATGTGTATCAAGTTGTGTTAATTGACGCTGTGTAACCGACTGTATCTCATATCGAGTCACCTGACGAATCAAATACTGTAATGTCTCTGAAGAGAATTGTGTTCTCTCTTCATCCGTCAAATAGACATATGTCATCTGAATCTGAGGCTGCAATGGCCATGTATTTAATAAAGGAACAGGTGTTCCAATATCCGTTAAAAATTGGTTAATTGTAACATCAGATATATCCGACACCGAAGTATAATATGAATTTTGAGGTTGGAGTGGGATCGGCGAATCATGGTATTCATACCCAGGTGCAACCATTTCTCCATTTCGATCCAATATACGATACAGATCGCGAATGGGTCTCAATGTAATACGTATCTCACATTCATGATATTGTAACGCAACCAATGGAAGAGATTCATAAGTTGATTCGGAAAACCAGAAGGGTATTGGAACTTGAATTCTTCTACTAGCGATCGATGGGCGATTTACATTGGCAGGACTGGTGGTTGATCCAGATGGACCATTATTATTATAAACGAGAGGATAACCGGTTCCTGTGGTTCCACCTCCATAGATTCCCTTAGAAGGATCATACAATTCAGGCACATTACCAACAAGACGTTCCCACTTTTTATAGGCAATATCGTCCAAATCACACTGTGCTTTTGCGATCAAATAGGCTCCATCAAATTCTTGAATGCGTTGACCACCAATATAGCACCCCACACTTTGAATGATATGACATCCAATGTAATTTACCCATGCGAAATTATATTGTGATGTTCTGTCACCTTGTGGAAGTGGAATATATTTACAATAAATATCGGGTAATTGAAATGTAAAATACACGTCACGCACTAATTCTGCAATACGTTTGATTTTATATCGAATCTGAATGGGCTGATCATATGAAAGATCTTGTGGACCATCTACCGCAGATGATACAGATTCTTCCGAAAAATGCGAATATTTCTTGTAAGTTTTATAAAAATAAGTGAAATCTGGATTTCCACTTAATAATGTATTTTGTGCTCCGTAGGCTACTAATGCAAAGAGACCACCACCAGGCATTGCTATTGATCCATAATAAATATCTATATGCTTTACAACGCCTACAGATATCTATTTATTAAATTTATTGAGTGATTATCGAATGATATTTACTAATTAAAAAGAAGTAGACCACCATGTATCTGCCAAGTAAGGTGGAACATCATTCATGAGAGATGAATCCATTTCAGACGAAGGACCCTCATTCATTAAGACATGAATTTCACCATATGTTAGTGCATAATTAAAATAGGTTAAGCGACTCAACATTCCCTTCATTGAACCAAATGTTTCAAATCCATTATCATCGACGGATGCTACCTTACTTTTCTCTAATTTAGAAGTGCGTTGGCTAAAGCAGACAATATCTTGGTAATTCTGATAAGGTGCAAATCCATCAAACTTCATTTTACGAGATAAATTACCATTTATATACACTTCTAGTGCATGATTCTGACATACAATTGTAATATGAACCCATTTTGATACAGGGATATTTTGAACTTCAACATATTCATTCCATCCCTTAAATGTATTCATATAGACACGAAGAGTATTAATATCTGATCTCATAAATACACCTGGACCCATCAAAGGGAAGGGATTTGAATAACCTTTATGAAAGATATGTAACAGACCATATTGCTGACGAAATGTTGCTGGATGAACATACAGATAAAATGAATAACTAAACTCAACGCCACTTCGTTCATTATCGGATAATGCAACGGGTTTTGAGCCACGCACATTTGGATTTTGTGCAACTGTAATTGATTTGTCATCCATGTTATAGGTATAGGGCAATAATACAGTGCGATTCATATGTAAACGATTCAGATAACTATAGATCATTTCAGCCGTAAATAGAATAACATAGACCACAAATACGAGAGCAATACCATATAATGTCTGCTCTACCAAACCCTTGGATGAATTTGATGATGCCGTATTGTTTTTAGGACCATTAAAAAGACTAGTATCGGACATTCCTATTTATCATATTATAGTATTTATTTGGAATCAACTGATACATTTACACCAAATTTAAAGATAGAACGGAACCAGTCGCCCAATGAGTTAATTGGCTCTGGACCAGCAATATAGTTCTTATAAACTGCTTCTGGATTCAGTGCAGCATCATACATTGATGTAGAAGCGATAAATCCACCAAATCCACCAAATGATAATAGATAGGCTGAATATCCACCGGCATCTACCTTGTAGAAAGATGGCAATACACATGAACGAGTCAATTTACCATCCATATATACATCAACTGTTCTTCCATTTACAGCAACAGTAAGATTAACCCATCTCTGAAGATCAAATTCAGGTAAATCACACATTGGAGACGAATCCAATAAACCGGAATCCGTTTGGAGATTCTCAAATGTATTTCTTAGTGTTGCAACCGTAAGAGACTCTTCGGGTGTTTGATTGGAATTGGTTGGAACAGTATTAACAGATGAATTGACCTCTTTTGTCTGAATACGAACATGAATCTTTGGACGACGGCCACCCAAATAAATACGAATGGTATCAAATTCAGGTCCACCTAGACGGAATACTGCTTTATTTCTACCCGCACGATAATTCCAATTGGATACATAAAACCATGTCGAAACTGTGAATTCACCACCCTCATAAAGCATTGGCAACTTTTCGGATGAAATAATAATAGGTTTTGATGCCTCTACATCGGCTGGTTTATTTCCAACCAATAAATCATAACGATTTGCAGTGCTTGGTCCAAATAAGTATTGATATAAGTAATAAATACCAAGTAAACCCACAAAGAAAATGACAACTGGAATCAATCGAGCAACAGGCGATGAATTATTCGTCTGATTATTCATTCTTCTGTCAATTACAAGGATATTCTATCGGGTTATGACCCATCATGCATAGGGCGACTTCCATTCATATAAACCCTTCTTTGGTGGTGTTGTTACTGGATCACATGGTAATCCGGGTGGACATTTTGCCGTAATGGATAATATAGGAAATTCAGGTGCTTCCAAATCATGTAATGGGTTGAATTTTACATTTACCACCATTCCATTTGTATCAACATGGGTTGATCTTTCACGATTAACCTCAGACGGTGATAATCTGCGTGAATTTACATTAATATGAATGGCGGAACCGTCTAATCCTTCATTTCCTATAGACATTGGACTTGCAATTACAACCGGATAATATTCTAAACGTTTTGATGCAACAATACGAGTGTCATACATTACATCAAAACGTCTACCCTCACGTAGAATAGCAATATAAACCCATTTTTGTTTTGGAATCGGTGGTAAAGATAGTGTCTCCGATTTCATTTGGGAACCATTCTGTGTTCTTATGATTAATTGAGCCCCATATCCATTCTTATCTTTGCCCGATTGAATGACTTCCAATCTCCAATTATTTTCAACTTGTAATAGTGGAATATAAGAGTTATCTTTTGATATTTTCATCGTTCTATCACCCTCCTTTAGATAAAAGAATCCCATTACCGTTGAACCTGAAGAACCTAGTAGTTCCGTTTGAACACGATCAGGCATCATTATATTTTTTTTCTTTTTAAGAGTTTGTAATTTGGATAAAAGATCCTTGTTTCCAGAACTAGGATAAATATGATATACAATAATATAGATCGTTAATGAAAATATAATTCCAATTACGATTAAGACCGGTATTTCAGGCATATCTCTATTACTAACTACTTACTTATTTTATGATGAAGTTGGCATAGGACATGAAGAAGAGGAACTTGGCATAGGTCCTGCGCCCATTTCTTTGGCCGTGCTAAGAGGTGGCGTAGAATCTCTAATCTCAGGAGAGGTCAACAAGCGAGACCATATCTTCAAATTTCTAAATTTCACAATATTTGCCTCCATACGCGTAGCTGGATAAATATGACCCTTTATGTCCATAGGAGGCGCATGAAATTTAGATGTATTTACCAAACGCCCATTCAAATAGACCTCAAATGCTTTCTCCATCACAACAAGTGTTAATCGAAAAGGCTCTTGTATAGGAATATTTGGCAATATAATTGATTCCATTCCTGCATCCTTATTAAGGATTGAAACAATCATATCATTCGTATCAGGTTTTAATGCGACCGCAAAATTATATTTAGTTAATATTCCGAGAAGGGAATCACCTGTAGGAGGCTCTTTACGAATCGCACCACGACTTAATAAAAGACGCGGTTGAGTTGCAAATTGAAGTGGATTTTGGATTAACATATCCACTTGGACAGTATAATCAAATGATTGGTTATCAATCGGTAAATCATTATTGTTGATCATACCCGTATTTCCATCTTTCCAGAATAAAACACCATCGTCCCATCCTGGAACTGGAATAATTCCGGGCATTCCAGGCTTCCATTTAAATACAGGACGAATAAAGAAATGGACAAATAATAACAATATACTAATAACGATAAATATCGCAAATAAATAACTAAATACTCTCTTAATCGAATTTCCCCACTCACCTGAATTTGACCCTGGAGAGGACCAATTTGAGGGTGACCAACTTGATACTGTATTTCCAAAGGGAAATGATGAAAAAGATCCAGATGAACTTGAAGTAGTTCCTGTTGTAGTCGTAGTCGTAGATCCAGTTGCACCCCGTGAACGGTTTCCTGTATTTCCAAGACCATATAAATATTGTGATATATTCAGACTTGTCATGTCTTTATCTGATTAGTATTTGGTAATTTTACTTGATTTGATAAACAGCATACATTGTTCCTCCAATAATTGATAGTAAAATTGATCCTGTAATAAAGCCCTTGACAAAGGATCGATAATCAACTTCATCCAGATCCTGTTTTGTCCAAACAGGTGACCGATCTCTTCGACCTAATCGTTCATAATAGGTTAAAACCTCCTCCAAACGCCATTCCTTTTTCCCAAGAGATTTGTTTACTTTATTATGAATGGTAACCGTCCATTTTATAAGATCTGTTCGTGAATCTAAAAATGGTGTTAGTGGATTCTCAGCTAAATGCTCCTTATAATGCTCACGACATACTGAACATGGTAATAAAAAAGCAAGAGACTCGTAAAATTCTTTGGCACATTTCTTATCCGTATAGGTTGGATTTTTAGGATAACCAATCGCAACAATATGGATCGTATGCCAGAAAAAAGGACCCCATACACTTGGTGAAAATCTCATATTCTTCTCTATCTTTATCTTCTTTATTGTCCACTTTTCACTAGAAATATAATTTTAAATAAAAAGAGGGACTTGGATATAAAGACATGATCCTCTATACCCACAAGTCTTCTTACTCAATTAAATGGAATCGTGTATGTTAAATAATCCACTAAGGGTATCCTATTGCACAAATTGTGGCCAAATGGGTCATATCTTTAGAAACTGCTTATCACCGGTCACAAGTTATGGAATTATCGCAGTAAAATATACGGATGATCATTTACAGCAATGGATGTATTCTTCCCTATCTTCTGTTGTTCCATCTTGTAATTCTCTTCAATTTCTTCTAATTCGTCGAAAAGATTCGTTATCTTTTATTGAATTTATTCGTGGTAAATATACATTTTCAGATGAGGATTATATTGCGAAACTATTGAGGAATATGACACAACAAGAACAAGAACGATTATTGCATTGCTCTTTTTCTGAATTATGGTTCCAAATCTGGGGTGAATTATCAACAATGAAATCCCATAAAAATAATTATGAAATGTCCGAAAAACGGTTTTCTCAATTAAAAGATACTCTCCCTCGGCTTATAAAAGAGAATCCATCTTCATGGACAGAACCTGAATGGGGATTTCCAAAAGGGCGGCGAAATCCTCATGAATCCGATCTACATTGTGCCATTCGCGAATTTCAAGAAGAAACGGGTATCAAACGCCATGAATTTCAAGTGATTCAAAATACACAATCTGTATCTGAAACATTTTTTGGATCAAATCATGTCCACTATTGTCATAAATATTATTTGGCCATTTGCTCACCAGGATTACAAGTTCATGTTCAACAACAAAATCCACATATGTTTCGAGAAATTGGTGATATTAAATGGTGTTCGTTGGAAGAAGCTATTACAAAGATTCGTCCGGATAATGTAGAAAAACGCGAAATCTTGCTAAAGGCCGGTAAAATTCTTAAAAATTTTTATCCTATTTATTCATTCGATTCACCTAAATTATCACATTAATTGCACTTTTTATCTTTAATCCTATTTCATTTTTTGACGTTTTTGTCTGAAAATGAAATATATAGTAATAGATAGCAATGGCATCGGTCAATGGTAAACGTCTTGCCAATCTGAATGATCTAGAATTAAATTCTCTCATGAATTCTACTGAAAATGAGAGGAATTTAACACTTATTCGAAAAGAAATGGTAAAACGTGGAATACTCAATAGTTCTGTTCTCAATAATGACCCATTAGCCTCTTCTGCTAATAACGATCCATTGGCTTCCTCATTTGACCCTTTGGCTGGACCCAATCCACCATCTAATCCAGACACAGCGGAAGAAGAGGAAGAAGAACCCAATTGGAATTCATATTCTTCAAATGTCTTACAAGATTTCTTACTTGATCCAGAACTAGACGATGATACCGCTCAACAAATAAGAAATATCATTAATTCACGCTCAAAAAAGAAGAATTTGAATAAACCCAAACCAGCGCCAGCACCAGCGCCAGAGCCAGTGTCAGAAGAAGAGGAAGAAGAACCCAATTGGAATTCATATTCTTCAAATGTCTTACAAGATTTCCTACTTGATCCAGAACTAGACGATGATACCGCAACAAATAAGAAATATCATTAATTCACGTTCCAAAAAACCCTCTACTCCAGCTCCTGCTCCTCCTCCTGCTCCAGCTCTAGAAGAAGAGGAAGAAGAGGAAGATATTGATTGGAACTCTTATAAAACAAATGTGTTACAAGATTTCTTACTTGATCCTGAACTAGACGATGAAACTGCTAAACATATTAGAAGTATTATCAATTCTAGATCAAAAGAAATTCCAGAATCAGAACCAGAATCAAATTCAGACTCAGACTCAGAACCAGAAGAAGCAGGCGATATGTCCGTTTCTGATTTAGAATTCTTATTAGATAAATATACCAAGGAAGGAAATGAATTTATGATTTATGAAATTAAAAAACAATTGAAAAACAAAGGAGTGAATATCAATCTTGGTAAAGATCCATCTTCTCTATCCAATGAACCAGAAGTAGTGGAGGAAGAGGAAGAGGAAGAGGAAGAAGTTAGTAATGAAGAGGAAGAAGAAGAGGAAGATTCAAATAGTAATAACAATGATAATGAAGAGGAATTAGAATTATACGAAGAAAGTAGTGATAGCGATGATGATAAAGATGAGGAAGAGGAAGAGGAAGAAGAGGAAGAAGAGGAAGAAGAGGAAGAAGAGGAAGATGATGAACCGAATTTGAATACATCGATTGCTCCTGTTGCTCCTGTTTCTCCTGCTCCTGCTCCTGTTGCTCCTGTTTCTCCTGCTCCTGCTCCTGTTGCTCCTGTTGCTCCTGTTTCTCCTGCTCCTGCTCCTGTTGCTCCTGTTGCTCCTGTTGCTCCTGTTGCTCCTGAACCATATGTTGCAGAAGAGAAAGAAGAAGCTCAAGGTGAGCCTCAACCAGATCCATTTGTAGATGTAAATTGGAAAGCCTATCCAACAAATGTATTAGCAGAATTTTTACAAGATATTGATATTAGTGAGAATACTAAAAATACAATTCGAGGCGTTATTAACTCAAGATATAGTAAGAAAACATCACAAGCATCATCGTCGGGTATTCCACGACCTCCAGCTCCAGCTCCAGCTCCAGCTCCAGCTCCAGCTCCTGCTCCTCCTGCTCAAGTTCAAGAGCCTGTTGCTCCAGCTCCTGCTCCTCCTGCTCAAGTTCAAGAACCTGTAGTAGAAGAACCTGCTGCTCCTGCTGCTCCTCAAGTTCAAGAGCCTGTAGTAGAAGAACCTGTAGTAGAAGAACCTGCTGCTCCTGCTGCTCCTCAAGTTCAAGAACCTGTAGTAGAAGAACCTGCTGCTCCTGCTGCTCCTGCTGCTCCTCAAGTTCAAGAACCTGTAGTAGAAGAACCTGCTGCTCCTGCTGCTCCTCAAGTTCAAGAACATGTAGTAGAAGAACCTGTAGTAGAAGAACCTGCTGCTTCTGCTGCTCCTCAAGTTCAAGAGCCTGTTGCTCCTCCAGTTGTGCCTATTCCAAAACCAGAGGTTAGATCCAGATCACCATTGTTGGAAGAAAATGAAAGAGGTGAAAGGAGCAAAGGAGATGAAAAGAGCGAAGGATTAGATGCCCGATACATGGCTCTTCCATCCGATGAATTATTAGGGGAATGGGAAAGAGAAACTGACTTTACAAAACGCGATCGCCTTATAAAAGTGATGCAATCCAAGAATCTATTTCCAAGTATGAGTATTACTGAATTCGAAAGACAATCTGGCATCTATCCAGATACATTAGATCCAGAATTTTTACAAAAATTACTTCTTAAACGTGAATTTGCAGAGTCATTACAATCTACGTGGAAACCGCAATCAGATCCATGTACGGATGATAATCTATTTGAAGTTACACCTGTCCAACGATTTGTATCTAATTGGTTATCTCCTAAAACACCCTATTTATCTGCCCTTCTATTTCATGGAGTAGGAGTGGGTAAAACATGTGCTGGTATACAAATATCAGAAGCATGGTTAGAACAATATCCGTCCAATAAAGTATTTATTATTTGTCCCCCCACCATTAAAGCTGGATTTTTACGAACAATTTTTGATATTTCAAAAGTAGTCATAGGAACAAAGAATGAACCAAATACAGCTTCACAATGCACTGGAATTACTTATATGAAACTTACAAATACTCTATTTGAAAGAGATGTAGAAAAGATTCAAAGGGCTGTTACACGGCTAATTAATCGTCGTTATAAAATTATGGGTTATGTTGCATTTGCCAATTATATTCGTGATCTTACAAAACATATTCCAGCTTCATTATCACAAGAACGCAAAGATGAATTACAATACAAAGCCATTCGAGATGAATTTAGTCACCGTCTCATTCTTATTGACGAAGCACATAATTTGAGAGATGTAATGGATGAAAGTAAAGATGCTAACGATTATGCTGGTGGAAAATCAGAAGAGGAAGATGCTTCAGGTGGAAAAATTCTTACTCCTCATCTTCGACTTGTTCTTGAATATGCTGAAGGAATGAAATTATGTTTAATGACTGCTACACCTATGTATAATAGTTACCGTGAAGTCATATTCATGTTAAATCTACTTTTAATGAATGACAAAAAAGGGACTCTTCGTGAATCTGATATATTTGATAAAGATGGCAATCTTCTCGATGGATCTGAAGAGATTTTATCAAAGATCTCACAACAATATATCAGTTTTATGCGTGGAGAAAATCCACTTTCATTTCCTATCCGTCTGTTTCCAGAAAATACTCCTGAACTTCCAGAATATCCTTTAACAAATCCACGCCGTGTTGTTATTCCAGATGAATATCGAACATACTACAGACGACTACCAATGCTTCATATTGCCCTACAAGGTGATGCATTACTAGCATCTGAAGAATTTACAAAACAATTGCCACCTGGATTGGGTCTAAGCACAATGGCTCTTGCAAAACTTGTTCAAGCGGGCAATATTGTATTCCCAGCAACACAAGTGACGACTGGAAATTCAGCGGAAGACTATAGTAAACGTGTTGTAGGTGATGCGATTAAAACCGTATTTACAAAAGAAACGGTGGAAGGAAAGTCGAAATACCGAGTAAAAGATGTAAATCCCAATTGGTTAGTAGTTGGTAATCTCGCACAATATAGTCCAAAGTTTGACTATTTGATCCGACACATTAAACAAACAGAGGGTTGTATTTTTGTATATACTCGTTTTATTGGTGGAGGAGCACTACCACTTGCTTTGGCATTAGAAGCGAATGGATATACTCTTTATGGTAGAAGACCTACTGAAGGTCTATTAGCAAATGGTGTTCAGGCACCAGGAGGAAGACAGTGCGCTCTTTGTCCAAGAAAAGAACAGGATCATGGAAATGGAGGAGGTCATGATTTTAGTCCAGCCTATTATGGACTTTTAACGGGAGATGTGACCATTTCTCCTAGAAATGACCTAACAATCGCAGCACAAAGAGCATTTGGAAATAAAGATGGTGTCCAAATGAAAGTTATTATTGGTTCTCAGATTGCATCTGAAGGTGTTGATTTACGTTTTATTCGCGAAACCCATGTTATTGATTCATGGTTTCACTTGAATAAAACCGAACAGATTCTTGGTCGTGCCATTCGTTATTTGTCTCACTGTGCTCTTCCAAAGGAAAAACGAAACAATACTGTCTATTTATATGCTACCTACTTCCCTCCAGAATCTAATTTAAGAACGCGAGAAACGGCAGATCAGTATAGTTATCGTCTAGGATTTAATAAGGCAGTTACAATCGGTAAAATTACACGCATTATGAAGAAATCAGCAATTGACTGTAATTTGAATCGTCAAGCAATTGTCATATCAGGAGAACAAAGCGTTCGACAGATTGATGGTCAGAGAAAGGAACGACCAAATGTGGATATCAATGACATGCCTTTTACTGCTGTATGTGATTGGATCGAAACATGTGATTATACATGTTCTCCTCAGATTGCAGTAGGAGATCAGAAGGAACTGGATGATTCTACGTATGATGAATATGCTGCACGATGGAGAATAGATAAAATTCGTCGTATCTTTCAACGATTGTTTCAAGAACAACCTTTTTATTCTTCTGAAGATATATGGAATATGTTCTCAAATGTTCCACGATTTGTCATGGTAGATCTACTTCGTTCAATCATAGATAATAAAACCTTTCAAGTCACTTATAAAGATAAAACAGGATATATAAGATATTGTAATGGATATTATTTGTTCCAACCAAATATTTATATGGATTTGACAATACCATTGTCTATCCGTGTTGGTCGTTTTCCTGTCAAGCGTGATTCTTATTTTCCTATTGAATATGATATACCTGATGTTCAGAATGAACAACTTGCAATTAATACACTGAGTTCGATAGAGGATGTATGGAGATCAATGACTGGTTGGGTAGAACAATTAACGAATGATGATGAATATACTCCTCTTCCTGATGAATTAGAGCAAAGACGTTTGACAATCTCTCAAGGTGATAAGGAATTATTAGATCGTTATCGAAATAATGTGGAGATGATTGCATGGTTTCACGAGTCATTCCATGCTTCAAATAAGAATCCAAGTGATAGACTTGCATTTCGTAAGACAATTTTATATTATTTATGGGATGAGTGGTTAAAGATAGATGAGCAATTGTATTTGATCTATTCATCCGATGTAGCACAGGATCCGGTATTATTGGAATGTATTCGCGAAAATGAATATCAAATGGGTCGTTTATTGGTTCGTCGATTTTATCATCCAGAGCATGATGTTGTTGTTCATTTGTGTGAAAATGGTGAGGAATGTAAGCAATCTGTTACTGATGCAGTAAAACGCGATCAGATGGATCCAATTAATTCCTTTAAAGTTAATCCTTCTACAACGGGCTTATTATACGGATTTTTGATTGCAAAGAATAAGGAGCTTACATTTAAGACTGGTGAACCAGCAGGTGATGGAAGTATTGGGCGTGGTTTGGAATGTGGTAATGTAAGTAATAAAATGGATCATATTCGTAAATTAATCCGCATTGGAGAAATGTTAGAACAATCTGGACGTGGTAATTTTGATTTGACAAATATGATTTTGGTAGGCGATGTTCGCAGAGCCATTAAAGGAACAACACGTGTATGCACATTAATTGATCTCTGTCTTCGGTT